AGGTCCATGGCCATCGCGACGAAGGTGAGCGTCCGCCCGTCCTCTGTCGTGCACACCCGGTCTTCCCAGCCAGAGCAGTACAGGTGGGAGACGGTTCCGCCCTCCTCCCGCGCCTCGATGGTATCGACCAGCTCACCCCGACCAGATGCGTAGCACTCTTCGATCAGGCTCATCCGAAGTACCTCGTGTACCACTTGTCCAGGCTGCCAGAGAGCTGGGTGTTGAACTGATCAAGAGGCATACCCAGGGCCGCGCTTATGTACTGGTCCTCGGTGTAAACAGGACGGTCCTTGAACTCCAATTGCGCCGTGAACCGCCAGCGCTTTATCTGGGCAAGCTCACCGCCGGTATACATGCCCTTGAAGTGAACCAGATGCACCTGCATCCCCAGCGGGGTCTGCAGCGGCATTTCGAACCACTCGAAGCCAAGGTTCAGAGTCCATGTATGCCACCCCTCGAACAGGGCAGCCTCCTGCTCACTGAAGTTGAAGGTGAACCGAGCGGAGGTCGGCGGCTTCCTAGTCGCAATCCGGTACCGGGTGCGCCCCGTCACCATCGGCGTAGCCCGCATCGGATCAACCGTGCTCAGCCCATACCCCTCCTGCAGAGGAAGTGGCAATTCTGCCGGGTATTGAATCATTGCCGTTCCTCAGCTGAGGTTTCGATTTATGTGAGCGGGCTGAGGCCCAGGGCTTCTTCCATGCGGGCGAGGCGCCTTTGCAGGAGCAGCTCTTTCTCATCAGGCGGGACAACCGGCTCGGGCACAGTTGCGCCCGCCCCGTCATCGGCCTTTTCGGTTTCGGTGGTCATGAGATTTCCCTTTAGGATCCCTGCCGGCGCAGGCCGTAGGCATCTTCCAGCGCTTGAGACATAGGCCCGTTACCCCAGATATCGGCCACATACACGGTTGCCATCTGATCGCCGTTGTCGTCGCGACTTTGCTCGACCTCTCCAGCACGAGATCTGTCCTGCACCAGATTCACCACCAGGTTGGTCTGAGCTGCTGTCGGAGCCTGGGGGCTTCCGGACTTCTGCATCGAGATAACCGAGCCGCCACCCCCGGCCACGGATACCCGCTCATTCGAGTTGATGGCTTCCAGCAGTGCCCGGTTGCGCTTGGTCGCCGCGGCATTCACGACGAACTCACCATCACTTAGGCGGGCCATGATGCTGTCGGAGGTGCCGGTACCGGCGCCAGACACGTAGCCACCGGTGGCGAATCCGGGGATCACTGCCAAGCTGGACGCCAGCGCCGTGGTCGAGGTCAGTGCGGCGGCGGCTGGCACGGAGTTGGCGCCAAGCGTTGCCAGAGACGCCATCGCCGCAGCCGGCGCCCAGGCCGTGGCCGTGGTTCCGGCCAAGATCATGCTCTGGCTGGCTGCTGCAGCGCCTAGCGTGGCGTTCAGCGCCGCATTCAGCGCCATCTGCACGCCCATCTTCACAAAGCCAGCGAGGATGTCGCGCACAACGTCACCAGCGATGTCGCCCAAACTACTGAACGACAGCTGCCCATCCATGATCGCGTCGGTGATATCGGTCGAGATGTTGTTGAACGCGCTGGAGAAGATGTACTCGGTCTGCCCGGCGATGTCGCGCGCCTGGTTGCCGAAGTTCTGCACCGCCGCAGTCCACCCGTTGATCGGATTGAGCATGGCCTGATCCATCATCGCCCAACCCTTCTGCAAGGCTTGAAGCCTGGCCGGGTTGGTCTCTTCGAGGATCTTTATCTGCTCCTGAATAGCAGCGCGCTGCGAGGCGTTCTCGGCAAGCCTCAAGTTGTCCTGCAGAGCGATAATCTCATCGTTCATCTGCCGCTCTAGCTGAACGCGCTGGCGGTAACGGTCAGCCTGAAGATCGCCCATGCCGACAGAATTGGCTTCGACCCTATAGCCCTCCTCCTCAATTGCGAGGCGGCGATTCACCTGAGCCCGATACTGCTCAGCAGCGGTCAGGCCTTGTGCGCCCTTCAGTGCCGCCGCGTAGTTGATCGAGGCCTGAGCCAGCGCCTTACTGTATTCCTCCTGGGTGATCTTGCCCTTGCTCAGCGCCAGATCAAGCTGGGTCTGCTCTTTGGTCAGCGCCCGAGCGGCCTGGGCTGCTGGGTCGTACTGGCCATAAAGACGAGCAAAGGTGTTTTCTGCCTCAGCCACGCCACGGTTGACGTTCTTCGGTGCGTTCTTCTTCGCCTCGCGGGCCTTGATGTCCGCGATTTCCTGCTCGATGCTCTTCCGGGCTGTGGCGTATTTTGTTTCTTGCTCAGAATTGAAGCCGCCCGCCGCCATCGCATCGGCGCGGGCCTTGTCGAGATCCTCCAGCTGTTTCTGCAGCTTCTGGGTCTGGGTTTGCGCGGCAGTGAACGTCGAGTTGATCAGGTCCACGCCTTTTTTGCCGGCGCCTTGAACTACTCTATTGGTGGTGTCTTCCCAAGTCTTCCAGGCATCATCGGCAATACGGCCCTGCAGTTCAGTGGCTCGTTTTTCTAAAGCTTTCAGGCTATCAGGGTTAACTCCCATTAGACTGCTTGCGGCCGATCCATATTTGCTGATGGTCTTCCGAGCTTCAGCGATCTGCTTGAAGACCTCTGCCAGTTCCTGCTCTGGCGTCGTCTTACGCCTAACATCAAGCATCGCATCCCAGGCCTTCTTGGCGAAGTCCCCTAATGATTGCCAGGCGGATTCCAGGGAGCCGAGATTGCTTTCCATCTCTGCCGACCTGGTGCTCAGGGCAGTGGCATAAAGATCGGTAGCCGCCTTGGCGGCATCTATGGTTTTCCCCTGCTTCTCCAAAGAGACTATGTTCGCGTATTGGCTGGCAGTCAGGATGTTGAGCTCAGCATCGAGCTTTTTCACTGCCTCGACTGGACTCTTCGCAATATCGTTGAATGACTGAACTACCTTGGTAACGTCTTCTCCGGTCTGCTTCGACCAGGCCAGTGATGCCTTGGTGATCTGCGCATACATCGGGGTGAGGGCGTTGCCGGATCCTGCAAGCTGTTCAAGTACCTCCGATGCAGCGCCAACAGTTGTCCCGGTAATAGCCACTTGCTCAGCAAGATAGGCAAGTTCACTGTAGCTGGTACCGGCCGCGTTCCCGTTTCTGATAATCGCATCAGTAAGGCGATCCGATTCTTCGGATCCCTTGTAATAGGCCAAAGCCAGCGTACCAGCTGCTGCAGCCGCCACTGTAAACGGATTCACTAGACCAAGGACGTAACCACCAAGAGCCTTGGCTGCCGGAATAACGCCTCCGAACATGTCCTTCAGCTGGCCGCCCTGCTGTAGGAATACTGTGAGTGGCGCTTGCCCGCCCTGAAGGCTGACCGCGATGTCGGTAAACTGAGCAGGCACCCCGCGCAAGGCTGCCTGGTATGCCTTGGCTGACATGCCGGCTTTGTTCATGCTGGTGGTGGTTTCACCGAGCGCCTCTCGCATCGTATTGATGCGCTGGGTGTACTCGACGAACGTGTCACTTTCAACCACGCCGGCCTTCTTCAGTTTCGCCAGCTTTTCCTGCATATCGTCGAGACGACCAAGAGCTGCAACTGTCGGGTTAATTTGACCCAGCAGTTGGGTTAGCTCTTTCCGTTGATCATCAAGACTGCTGCTCACTCCATCGGCTGCAGAGGCCGCTGCGTCGCCAGCCCTTTCCATGCGTTCAAGGGATGTTGTCAGGTCGTCCGCATTGCGCTTTGCGCCCCGCGAGTCGATCGTTACCGCCAGGCGGGATTCCTGGGTCATACCTTTCTCCGGGCATAAAAAAACCGCCTAAAGGCGGTCTTTTGTTAAACGATGCAGTCACCCGGACAAATCTGATCCGCAGTGTTTGCACTTGATAGCTTCGATCTTTACGACCTCTGCGCAAAATTTGCACTTCTTGAAACGGTCACTGGACCCAGAATGTTCAGCTCGAGCTGAGTCAGATCGTCGCATTGCAGCAACGAGGACACCCGCTAAGCCACCAACAAAGCCTGCTAGCCCAGCCGAGAATCCATCGCTACCGCCAGTTGCCTTGATGACGACTACGGTGAACAAAAAACCCAACGCAGCTGTGATCAGAAAATGCAAGATCGCACTGTTTCCTCTCTTGCTGGCAATCACGGCCGAAACAGCGCACACCAGCAAGAAAAAGATCAATCCCCAGATAGGTTCCATACCGCCTCCTTAATGATGTTGGCAATTTACCATCACTTGTGTCGCGCCACCATCAACGCCCTTCCGAGGACTTAGTTATCACCATTTTGTTGTCAGGGCCGCTGCATGTGATCAGCACGCTGCCATCTTCAACATAGATCCGGGTCATCGTCATAGCACCGGTATTCACAATGTGAACGATATCGTCAGGCGGAACATTCAGCTGAGCAATAGTATTCGCCTGAGTTGCCTGGCATTTCTCGAAGCTCATCGACACGGAGCTTGATTCGGCGGCTGCGCTAGCAAACACAGGGGTTGCCGCAATAGCGATCGCAGCGAAGATACTTCCATTTTTCATGGGTCGGCTCCTTGGTTGAAGGAGGCAATTTACCATCATCATAGGAAGCACCAAAACCATGAGCACATTATCCAGAGGAATGATCTCTATTTTTTTCTAGGCCCATTCTTTGACGCTTCCTTTTCCTGCTGATCATCCCACCGCTTCCGGAATTCGTCGTCCAGGGCGAAGATGGCGGTGTCGAACTCTTCGCGGCATATCACCGATGGGTAGCGGTCGAGGTATTCGGTGATCGCTGATGGTGCGATCGGGGCCGGCGCGCCCATCATGCCGACGTATTGCCGGGACCGACCGATATGCCCGTATGCCTCCAAAATCTCCGCGACCACATCGTCGATCTCGGGCGGTTCCTGAGCGGTCAGCCCGAGGCGCTCATGCTTCCAGCGCTTTTTCTCGTTCTCCGGCCCGGCCCAGTCCCTGCCCCAGCGATATGCCGCTACTGCTTTTCCGCGGTGGCCTGGGCCTGCTCCTCGATGCGTTTAGCGATGTCCAAGGCTGTGCGCAGGGCCAGGAAGTAGATGC